GCCCACTGTATCTTGATGCGGGCGGATACAGGACGCCCAAAACGTTGAAGGTGCTTTCTGTCCGGCTCGGGTTCAATCGAGCGTTTCAGAAAGAACTTCATCAAGGCCCCAACGTCATCCAGGTTTGACACTGGAATCGTTGACTTAACTACAGCTCCTTTGACCAAAGGACGATGTAGTTTAGTGTCATGGCCGGAAGCCTGGCTAGGGCTCCAATCATGACGGCCCAGCAGAGGTGATGTCTCCTGTACGACTGGAAATGGAATGATATTTTCCAACAGTCGATCAAGATAATCTACGGTTGTTGGGAACCATTTATGGAATAAATGGTTTCTCAAAGCAACAGTAGAAACAACCTCTGCAACGTTTCGCCTGGTAGTCGGCAAATTACTACGAACACGAACGATGCTAACATCGCTCCCGTCGTAGTAATCCTTTCCGCAACTCTCTCTGAACTTTCCTGTCCAGAAAGATTTTGCAGAATTGACCTTGAACCCAAAAGTCTCAAGGACGCCGATTACAGATCGCACGTATTCTACAGGGACGATAATATCATCTCCGTAGATGCGCACCTGGCCGTAGAAAGACTTAATATCTTTCTCGGTCAACGGGCGATTGAACTTTCTACTAATCCCAAGAAAAACTAGTGTACAAAACACCAGACTTTCCATGGGAAAGCAGAGAGCTGAACCCATAGACGCGTATTTAGCGAGACGGATGGTCTTATTCAGGCCACCGTATTCACTAGATACATCAGCCTTCCGGGACCTTGTGGAGTCAAGCGCTTCCCGAAGGAAGCGATGATTCTTGACAAGGAGCCGTACATGCTGATTCGAGACTCTGTCCGAAGCTTCACTCAAATCGAGTGTCGCGAGTTTTCCGAACACGGAACCCTCTCGCGCGAGCCGTTGATTGGGCTCTTGCGATTCGAACAATACGAATTCGCGCGCATGGTCATTGCGCGCAAACTCTTGCACGATCACCTCGAGAACCCCCTGTTGCATATACTGCATACAGGTTGGTTCCATGGCGATAATGCGCGGAGTCTTGAGCGTTTTAGGAACGGTGATGACCTTGACGGGCATCTCCTTTCCAGGTTCATTGATGGTAACGCGGTTCGTCCTCTCAATGAAGGACTCACTTGGAACCAAGTGCTCCCAGTGTGGGAACAGATGTTCCAAGCGCCGCGTCCACACAACCTGATCATACTTCGCGTTGCCGCGAAGATGATCAGCAGTGGCGCCGGGGCCATGCCTGGGACGTACGGACTCGTTGTAGATACGAGAATCTACACGCGAGAACAGTTCAGCCCAGAGCAATCTCCCGATTCTTCCGAAATCTTCGAAGTGATTTACTTTCGAGGAGATAAGGTTTGAATCGGACCGACGTACCTCAAGTTCACACTTGAGATACCGAATAACCGCCTTGTAAGCTCTCCGAGGAGAGCAAGCAAGGTCAATCTTGCTCCACATCAGTGAAAACTGACGAACAGCATAGATTGATTGGATACACGGGTTCTCAAGCAATCGACCCGTCTTTCGATCGAACACACGGTCAAGGAAACCTCCAAGGAATTGGGGGAGACCCCTGTGATACTGGAAACCAGTAAAACAGTCAGGACCGACAAAACCTTGGTCTAGACTTTTTTGGAAGTCTTCGCCAAAGTTTGCCAGGGTTATCGTAAGAAACGATAACCCCTCGTGTTCGATGCGACGCGTGACCGTCTTATAATCACGCGTGGTGCTAGTGCCGCATCTGATCCCCAAATCAATGAGGATCGGTTGTACGAGTGCGATCGGGCTTTTCATTGCTCCTAGGCCTTTCGCTTAGGTAGACAATCCTCAGCCAGATCGATTGCCAGAGAGACCAGTCAGTTCTCTCCACCCAGCAACTGGGTGACCTTGGCCCCACTCGACGCAGATAGATATGCTACTAAAGCATCAACTACCTGTTTGGCCTCAGTGGTCGTGTATCCGTTCACAGGTGTATCGACGACGATGTACGAAGACATCGACACCTTTACATTCTGATTCGGAATAAACGGATCCGCTGAGATCTTCGAGGAGGTCAATCGCAGCGTCCTCCTGGTTCGCCGCCCGTAGGCGTGCGAAACAGAAAGGCTGGTGAGCCCATCGGCACTTTGAAAAGAGCCGGTGTTCTGACCAGATCCTACCCTCGGAAGAGTGATAGGAACCGCGTTGATTGTGACTGATTGTGGGTCGGCATACGACATGGCAACACCCCTACAACTAGTTTGTACGGCTAAGCCCTGTTTGAGCCTGCCGGCTTAGACTCTTAATCAGAGAGTCTAAGACTATTGGACCCCTTAGTTATGCCAAGGGCGCCCAATATGGCCCAACGTCTCGGTGATAAACTCGAAACGTTGACACCAAATCCATACGGTGTTGCCCTTGTCCTTTTCTTCGAATATTGTGTAAACGAAGAAATGACAGGCGGCAGAGGATCAAGGGTCCAAGGACCCCTGAGCCCCGTTACGGTACGAATACGTGTAGCACGGGTCTCGTGCATAATGTAACCGTACCGTAAAACAGTGCTGTCTTGACTAAGCCAGCTAATATTCTGGACGATCTGTCCAAAATTGCTGAACCAGTCAACCAGCCAGGACCAAGGTGTGAGTTCCCAGACGAGATCAGGA